CCAGATGTTGCAGCGGCACCAGTTCCTCCAGTACCTCCGTTGCCGATTGTAACGGTATAAGCAGTTCCAGCAGTGACAGCAAGCGTTTTCCTAACAATTCCGCCACCTCCGCCACCTCCACCGCCATCGCTAATATTGGCGGAATAACTATTTGCTCCACCCCCACCACCACCGACCATAAACACTTCAACAGTCGTGCAGTTAGACGGAGTAGTGAATGTAGCAGTAGAGAGAAACTCCTGAACCTTCTGAGTCACGCCACCACCGGCAGCTGGAATAGTTGAGGATCCCATTACAGAGCCGCCTTTTCATCAGGAGTCATTATTTTTTTAGATATAGGTTCATAGACCATACCGACAGGAACGCAGACATTCCACTTACGGTCATAATAATCACCTTGTTTGATATGGTCTTCTGGAACAACTTTAACGCACTCAGCGCCAGTAACTTCCTCGGCGATGTTTTGAGTATCGGCAACAATAATATTTACAATTATATCGCCATTCAAGACTGCATAGTTAGCCATTCAGATTCTCCTTAGTAATAAATATAAACAACACCAGCACCACCGGCGCCAGCAACAGTTCCACCACCACCACCACCACCACCGGTTCCACCTGCACCACCCGTAGTTGTTACCGCGTTATTGCCTGCTCCGGTGTATCCTGCACCACCGCCGCCAGCAAATACTGCTCCAGTTCCACCGACTCCACCAAGTGCAGAACCACCTGCTCCACCAGTATTTGCTGAATTAGCAGCACCACCACCACCGCCAGTACCAGTACCATTGCCACCTAATGCTCCGTTTTGTCCAAACGAACCGCCACCACCGCCACCTGAAATAGCAAATCCACCAGCACCACCTGCACCGGAAGATTGTGCGCTTCCTCCATAACCACCTGTTGCTGATAAATAATTATTGGAAGGAACTGGAGCAAATGCACTTGCTCCACCCACATTCCCTCCTGAGCCTGAACCACCAGTTCCCGGGTATCCAGCACCACCTCCCATGCTTAGGATGCCGCCTGCTCCTCCGGCACAAGCAATCAAAGAACCAACAGCAGAATAACCATTGCTTGCTCCAACTGTCACTGCCGTTGGACTTGCTACCCAACCTTGTTGAACTGCACCACCACCACCAGCACCGCCGGCCGAAGCGCTTCCACCGCTACCTCCACCGCCAACTGCAATGACATAAACCTGTGTAACAGGAAATGACAAACCAGTTGTGGTTGTTGTGTAAGTATTGCGAAGTGTTAATCCAAGAGGAACACCTATTGTGAGTGCGGGTGTACTGGAACTAGAGGCAGGTACTACCGATGAACCCATTACGCAACCGTCATTCCGCTAATCTGGAAGTTCACTGTGGTAGCCGAGGCTCCGCCTGTGAGTGTGTTTGTTGTCAGCAAAACCTGCTTCAAGTCAATATAAATAGTTGAGTTTGCAGCGATAGCAGTCGTTGTATGGAGAGCGACCTGACCGGCTGACGGACCCATAGCGAGAGTAAAAGTAGCGGCAGTAGCGGCAGTATTGGTCACAGCAATATTAGTCACCACAGTAGTCGTCGATGACGGTACTGTGTAAAGAACTGTCGTTGTAGTAAGAGTCGCTGCTCCGCGAAATAGAACTGCTGGGGTATTTGTTGCCATTTATTTCTCCTTAGTATGCCTGCATAAAGACAGCAGTTTCGATGTTTGAAGTACTAATAGGGGTAGTAACAAGAACTCGGTTGTCAGTTATATTTGCGTTCAGAATTTGAGTAACTGCCGCACCGACGGCAATAGTAGCAAGCAACAAAGAGTTTGCCGGTTGCGTTGGGGCAACAGGAGACACGGCTGGAGTTCCGGCAATTACCGAGAATGAAACGGCGTTAAGAGATCCAGTATAAAAAGCATCATTAACCTGAACCACGACAATATCTATTCGAGGGTTAGACGGGTTAGCGGTTGAAACAGTAAGAGTCGCTGCGGCATCGTTGTATGCCATATACGCACCCATATTGGTTTGCGTTGTGCCGATGATATTTCCCCAACCGGAAGCAACAGAAACGGACATTCCGGGAGAAGCAGATTGGGTCACTTGAAGGTCGGTTGAGTTAATTACGCCCGTTGTTTTCCACAAAGCCTGAGCGGTTAGGCGGTCATTTTCGGCAGGGTGAGAGCCGTTCTGTAACCAACTTGGAGGGGTTCTTAATGCCATTTCATCTCCTTAGATATACGCGTTTCGCCAAGTCACACTAGCCGTTGTTGTACCGGCAAGTGTACCCGTTCCTGTTAGATAGTAAAGGTTATTGCCCGGAGGCGCAGAGAACCAATTAGACCCACCGGCAACAAGATTTCGGGCAGGAGAACCATTTATTGAAACTAATTTGCTATCAAGGTCAATAATAATTACATCGGTATTTGTATAACCACCGTTAATAGTTATGTAAGTCCCTTGCGTTAAGTTTCCAAAAGTTGGGTTGTTAATTGGCCCATTAAGGGTAATTGTTGGATAAGTAGTTGCCCATCCAGCGTTGTTGACGGTTGTAGTGATAGCGGAAGATCCCCCTCCATAAGTAAGAGGGTAAACACGATTATAAGTACGCCCAAGAGAGTTGGTGACGGTAAGGCTTCCTGTTTGTAGCGCATCATCGTAATATTTAGGATCAGGGCAGAAGAAAGAATATTGAGACTTAATATATCCGTAAGTGTATTCAGGATCAACCCTTGTTGCATTGACGCGAACGCGAGCACTAATTCTTTGCAAACCACCTGACGAAGATAATTGAAATTGCAAAATTGTTGTTCCGCTTGTTTGAGGAAGTAAAGAATTTTGTAAAAGATTATAGTTTTTTTGTGCGCTATTTCCGCCACCGGCTAAAGTTAAAATATCGACAATAATAGTTCTTCCTGCTAAGAAGTCATTACCGGAATACATACCGTCGTTGTATCCGCGGTTATCATCTTGATTTCTGATTCCGGGCAACGCTTCCAAGCCATCGACAGAAGTAATTTGATACGGAGAACCAGCCCCACCAAATACAAAACCATTGAAAGCAAATGAATAGTTATTTAGAGATGAAACCGTTGGCATTAGTTACCCCTTGCTTGACCAGCGCCAGATAAAGCATTTGAAGCCGAAACATTTGTTGCGACAGAAGTTCCAAATTTAATAGCACTTACTACTTGTTGCGCAGTTGCGGCAGGATCAGTTAAATTGACTCCAGTAATTGAAATGTTGTTGGTGTAACTTGACGAACCGCCAGCGACATCTGCGCCATTGGAACCGCGAACAATAGAACCATCTGGAAGTTGCACATCTCCACTTGGCAAAAGAGTTGGAACCGTAATTGGAGTAACCGAAGGAATTTTTTCTGTTGGCATTGGCTTTTTGGTTGGTCCACTACCGCCGCCACCGGATAATTGAACTTGCCCAAGAGCGGCAAGAGCAGCGGCGACTGCGGCTATTTTTGCAAGTAGCGCATCTAGTTGTTTCATTATTTCAGCCGAAATTGCTTTAACCGATTTGTCGAAGGCTTCTTGCGCTGCTAATAAAGAAGCCGTTAAAATGTCTTGCGCTTTCTTCAAAGCAATATCTCGCGCATCGCTAGCCGCTTGCGTAGCCTTGTCCAAAGTATCCTGAGCCTTTTTCATTGCCGTATTAAAAGAATCGTTTTCTTTATCAAGCGCAGACTGGAGCGCATTAGCGTTGTCTTTCAAGTCAAAATTAAGTTGAGCAGCAACAGTAGCAAATTGTTCTGCCAATTTTTGATCAGCAAAATGAACTCCATCATTCATTTTTGTTGCTAGATCAGTAACTCCATTTTGAGAAATAGTGTTGATTTGGTCATAAAGAGTTTTGATTGCTGCTTGCGTTTCAGGAGAAGCTGACAATACCGACTGCGCCAGCGCATCGCCTTGTTGCGGACCCTGCGAAATAACTTCATCTATAAACGCTTGGTTATACCCCTGAGCCGAAAGCAATCCAGCATCTTTTTGGAGTTTAGTTACATCATTTAATTGTGTTTTGAGTTGGTCTTGAAGTCCAGAAGCGGTTCCCGCTCCAGCCGTAAAGAGTTTTCCTAAGTCAATTTTAGTCGCGCCTTCAAACGCGCTAGTCATTAGCCCGATAGATTGATTGATAATTGACCCTTGTTGGTCATTAGCCTTTTGAATAAGTTGCGTAGCCTTATCAGCATATTGTTGCTGGATACTCAGCATATTTTGTTCGTGAGAAGTCTGAGCATTTTCTACGGCATTGTTATACGCTTCTTGAGCCGCGGCAACTTTATCATCGTAAGTTTGCTGAATATTTGCAACTGTTTCATCGTACTTAGTTTGCGCTGCTAATCTTTTATCATCTAAAGTCTTTTGGGCATCGGCCATTTTTGTTTGGCGTTCCAAAAGGACAGCGTTCATCTGGTCATTTAGCGTTACCGCTTGATCGTTTAACTTTTTGATTGTAGCGTTACGAGCATCAAGAGCCTTTTGTGCGGCGGCGGCGGCCTTGTTTACATCCCCAGCCGCACCTAATCCGCCAGTAATTCCAGTATCTCCACCGGCAGAAGTACCACCAGAAGTTGCCAAAACACTTCCAAGAGTAGGGAGAACAATCTTTTTATTTGCAAGACTATCAAGGCTTGACCCAAATTTGCCTACCGAAAGCGCGGCTTCGTCAATTCCTTTTCCAATAGCCTTAAACGGCGCACCGAGAACAGGGATCTTTGCAACCGTATCGACTACCTTAGCAATAGCCCCCAAAAGGTATCCGAATCCATCTACGACAACTTTGAGAACATCTACTATGACTTTACGCAAGCCTTCGTGCGTATTCCATAATTTAATCAGTTCGCCAATCCAAGCCCCTATTGTATTTTTGTAAAGAAACACGATTACAGGGATTAAGACTTTTTGAATAAGTTCCATCAACTTTGTAAGAATAGGCATAACGACTGCGCCCACCTTAACCGCTACATCGTCAAACTTAGCCTTTAATATTTCCATTTCGCCAGCGAATGTATGCGTGTACCCAACCGCTTGCCCGCCAATTTTGCTGTTTAACTCATCCATCGCCTTAGCAATAGCCTGATTTTTAGGTAGGTGAGCATCGAGAACAATGCCAAACTCTTTAAACGCTTTAGCATTTCCCATCGTACCTTTGACGAGGGTTGCAGAAGCATCCGCTAAAGATTCGTGCTTGTATCGGGCTAAGTCAGCCGCCATTGACATCAACTTAGTTGATTCGGTAGTAGATCCAGTAGCAGTAATTAACTTGGTATAAGCCTTTTCAGAGTCGGCAACCGAGAAGCCCAGCGCGCCCATTTTTTCAGAAGTCTTAGTTATTTCTTCACGATTAGCCGCAGTATTTTGCTTAGCGTTATTCATCGCCGTAGCAAGTTGTTCCGTAGCGACCTGCGTATCTTCAATAGCCTTGACCGCATCGTGCAATCCAGTAGCGAGCATTTCTGCGCCCTTAGTCATCAAGTTACCGGCGAATACGCCAAGCATTGTTGATTTAAGAGACGAGAATTTAGATTCCTGAGCCTTAGCCCCATCGCCAATTTTATTAAGTCCGGCAGTAGCCTCTGTAACGGCGGCAGTTAGATTAGAAAGTTGAACAAGTATTTCAACATTTAATGGGGGAACTTCACCTGCCATTGGTTACGCTCCCATCGCTTTACGAACTTCATCCCTTATGTACTGAGAAGCACGACCCGATTGTACCAAGTAATCACGCGCCGGCATCATAAACGGAAACTTATACCTTCCGCCCATTTCTAAGTCGTAAGAATATTCAGCACCAGAAGTTGCACTAGCCGTGTAAGTTTCAAATCCAACTCTTCTAACAGATTCACCTCGAATGTTGCGAAAGAGATTTCCTGTTGCATAGTTCGGACCTTCGCCAGTTCTCGGACCAATATGGGGTCTATGAACAAGCGTATTGTTTTTCTGAATAGGCGGATTTTTTACTTGATTCGCATTTTCCTGCGCTCTGAAAACGAGATCTCTAGTAATGAGTTGAGTAGCACGATAACCGGCATCATCCATCCGTTTTTGCCAAGCCTTTATTGCAGCAATAACTTCTGGCAAGTTAGTGGAGATTTCGTCGCTCAACGCTTTTCCGCCTGTTCCCTTTTAACTTCTTCGACCGCATCTGCTATTGCTAACAGCCAATCGGAGCGAGCGGCTGGCAAGTTATCCACCTGCTCAGGAGTCCATCCGAAACGATCTGCAAACCTATAATAGAGCCATTCGACATCGGGATATTTGAAATCTTCTGACCTCTGAAACCCTTTAAGTAAGCCCTTTAAGCGTTCGAGTTTTCGGTAATTACTTTTGGGTCGCTTGCGTTCTCCACGCTATCAGTAAGATCAGGGAATAACTCCTTTGTAAGAGAGTCTGTTTCCTTCATAAGTTCGACATAATCTTTGATTGGCAATTCTTCGATTGAATCTATTTTCACCGAAGGAATGAGAAGGTCGTATGACCAATCTTCAATAATTGCAGCAAGTAGAGCGTTGCCGATTGCGATTCCTCTTTCAGATTGGCTTTCGCTATCTCCGGCTCGCATAATTCGATTACGGTCCTTGACTTTAAGATCTACGGCATCTTTGACTGTGACTGTTGCGCCAGATGGTAGGTTAATTTTCTTTGACATTGTTGCCCCCTTAGTTAGCCTTCTGAGTATCGTAGCAAAAATAGGCAATAGGGGTGCGGGAGTGGCGAAGGCGAGCCACTCAACCTGCCACCCCTACTGCGACCTGAGATTAAACGACTGTTGTAGTAACAGCGTTCTTGACAACCCACTTGATAGGAGCGTATCCGGCAGATGCTCCGACATCGGTGGTATTACCTTGTGCGTTGAAATCAACAAGAACTTCTACGAAATCCTTTGAGCGTTCAATAACTGCAAGTGTATAAGCACCCTTAGTCATAGTTGCCTGAATAGAAGTTTGAGTTGCACCTGTTCCAGTAGTCCAGTTGAATACAAGAGCAGGCTGAGTGTTAGTGAGGTAGTTAGTGAGTTGCGTATCGTTTTCCATAAGGAAAGTCACTTTGCCAGTCACTTCTAACGCTCCCACGAACACGGAATAAGGAGTTTGGACATTTGAAATGCCGTAGATAGGAGTTACTGATCGCTTCATATCTATATTGCCCTGAGTCGAGTTAGAGATATTTGAACCAGCAACGCTGACCGTTCCAGTCCAAACCACAGAAGGCAAAACAGTAGTAAACGAAGGAGTTGGAGCCGTTGTAGTAGCAGACTGCCATCCCGTTGATTTAGCATCATATTCAAGAAGTCCATCGGCGTTCCACTTCAAAGAGAAGTCGTGGAATTGGTGACCAGCCCAAGTACGAACAGCCGCACCATAGAAATCAAGAATGGTGTAGGCAGTAGGTTGAGCATCTGCGGCGGCTGCGGAAGCGTTCTTTAGTGCAATAGTGTGAACATAAGGAGCGGATCCCGAAACGACATCTTCACCCAATAGACCGGCAAGAGGATAGATTACTGTATCGGCGAAAACTGCTCCGCCAAAATCAAATGTTGAGTGGACACGACCCTGCAAGTAGTTGTAATTCTTAACAAGAGATCCACGAAGACCTTCATCGTAAAGAGGTGTATAAATATCTTGTGGTTTAACGGTATTCGCTACGACAGGGATATAGGCAGTTGGGGTTGCAACCGCAGTTCCCTTTGTTGTCTCTTTAGCGATTCCAATATACGACCGATGGGTATTTTGAACTGCCATTTACTCACGCTCCTTGCGTTGTGTCAGACGCGGCTGACGGTGTTGGTGTTGTTTTCTTTGGTGCAGAAGCAAGAGTTACATCGGCAGAAATAACTTCGTCTGTTGTGTCGAAAGTATCGCCGGGCTTAACGGTTACTCCAAGTGTAGGAAATACCTTCTCTTCGTCACCGTTGTACTGATAGGTTGCCATCGTTCTCCTTATGCCTGAATCATTTGGGTAACATCGAATCGAATTTCTGCAAAGGTTTCAGTCGCTCCGTTATCCGAAGTAATAGGTTCCCCATACATACAGTCGATTACAGGTTCCGCACCTTGCCAAACATTTATTTGGGTGGTGTCCCCGAAATTATGACTGGCTCGAAGCGTATTCTTTATGTTGTCTATAAGTGTATCAAAATCCGCCATCGCATCTTCGGCGTTATTTTGTACCGAGTGATGGAAAATTTGCAGGATCACGGTGAAGTCTACGCGCTTCCATCCACCAGTTGCCCCACCTATTGCTAAACGAGTTTCGCGCTCGCTTTGAATAAAGATTACGGCGGCGGCGCGGCTTAACTGACCTACTCCAGCATTAACCTGATAATTTATGCGCTTAGGAAACGAAGTGAAAACTTGGTTAAGCGTAGATATATTCGCACCAACGAGATACGAGTAAAGAGTAGAGCGAAGATTCGCGCGACCAACTGCCATTTAGCGCATCCGTCGGAATGGGGCAAGAAGTTCTTTTGCTAACGCCATATCGGAGCCAATAATATCTTGAACGCTTGGCCCACTGTTTGCGCGAGTTGTAACTGCCATTGTAAGAGAGTTATCTCCACGCACTTTGAGGAAGTCAGTAGCGATTAGAATCGCCGCTTGCTTAACCGCTTGTGGCATATTTCCTACGGCTACTCCAGAAGCGTGTGTATATTTCAAAGGAGTAGTAATAGCCACGGTGCTAGATCCATAATTATAATTATTTGAAACGACCACTTGTTCGGTGTTTGCTCCATCATAAATAGTGACAACAGTTCCAGCCGTAAGCCCGATAGGGTCAATCATAGTGAATGAGGATTGACCGGCGATAGCCGTAGAAATGTTTCCGTTACAGTATCCGGCGCAGTAGTTATACGCGGCATAAATACGAGACCTTGTAGCCGGCGGGAAGCCGAAAGAAAGCGGCCCCATAGAAGAATAGGTAAGCCCTACCTGACTTAATGGATAAATAATTTGAGATTTTTCAAACCAGCAAGAAGTAAGAGAACCGTCGGTAACTGCAACCATATTGGTTGGCACTACTCCATACGACAAGGAGTTAAGAGCCACCACATTGTTATATTCAGGAGAAATTACGAGAAAGCCTTCGGGCGTAATTCTTGTTCTTTGTTGTTCTTGAAAGTTTTGAGCAATAAGCGGTTGGTTTACATAAATGTCAATCCACGATGATGCTCGTTGAATAACAGCCGCCAGTTCGGCATCTTGCTGAGCCGAAGTTCCACCTACTACTAAGTTGTTATAGTCAATCGCAGTCGGAGCGTTTTTGTATTCGGCAATCGTAAGATAAGCACCGGATTGAAACTGAGTAATTGGCGATACGGCTGAAACCATTTTTTAATCTCCGTCTGTTCTAGGTGCGCTTTCGTATTCACTACCGCATCGTGAGCATCTACGAAACCACGATCCGAAACCGCATTGAGTACAAGTGTACCCTCTGTTTACATCGCCTTCTTGATAAAGCGCAAGATTACTTTCTGTAAATCCCTCTGCCTTTAGAGCCTTAATATCTTTCGGATTCTCAACCGAATAAAGTCCAGATCTATCAGCGCGCAAAACTTTTGCACCCGACTGTCTGTTAATTTCAACTTCTTTAGCGAAGCCGTCTCTTGGAACTAAGCGTGCCATTTATTTGCCTTTCTTTAATAAACAGAAAGGGAGCCGATTAAGACTCCCCCTCCGTTTTATTTAGTTTTATTATGCAGCGACGATACCCGAAACTGCACCATTCCAAGCAGGAGCCACGCAGAAGAATGTTCCACGGAAGTATGTGGAGAATTCGTACGCGAACTGCGTTACTGGCCATTGGATTCCCATATAGTCTTGAACCATATAGTTCGACCATACATCGGAAACCTCTGTGTCAGGAATTGGAAGTGTGTATGACAATACAGGAGCAACGCCCTGTGGCAACCACGGATGGACTGTCAAAGGTACTGACTTACCAGTAACTTCGTTAACAATTCCATTAACTACTGAACCGTATGTAACTCCAGATGTTTCATCCTGAGAAATTTGTAGGCGGTAGTTAGCGTTTGCAGATCCCTTAATCGCATCTGAAAGTTGCTTGCGGTCTGAACCGTTAATAAGCACTTCGTCTGGATCAGCCTTTACTGAGTTGTAAAGGTTAGCAAATACAGTTTGGAACTCGGTTCCTGGGTTTGTATTTGAGAAGGTTGAGTTGATTCCATAGTTGTAACCTGAGTTTGAACCAAGAACAGTTGGAATAATTCCATCGTAACCTGTTGCGTAAGCAGAAGTATCTGCAGAAGCGCGAGAAGCGGCGGCACCTGTTGTGGTAAGCGCAGCGTTGTTACCTGTTAGACCAGTAGCACCAGCACCTTGAATGGTGAATGTGCCTGTTCCCTTTAGTGTTCCCTGATACTTCAAGTTAGCAGCACCCGTGGTTGTTCCAACATAAATGTTGTAACCAAGTGCGCCAGCGACAGGAGTTGAAACTGTAACAGTCAAAACTGCTGATGATCCAACGACCTGAGAAGTTTCTGTTCCGAGAATAGATTCACCGAAACCTGAACCAGAGACACCAGCGTCAGCGGTGACATTTATGTAATAGGTTGTAGCGGCAAGTGCAGTCTGAGAACCAGTTACAGATGGAGCAGCCTTAGTAAATGTTGGAGCAGAAAGCGCACCGGCATAACCAGAAGCAGTTCCGCGAGCCATAAGCATCATTCTTTCTTCCATAAGCATTGTTGCATACAGGGTAGAAGTTGATGACAACTGGCGGAGATCTTGGTAACCAAGACCAGAGAAGTTAGCGTCGAATGAAACGCTATCTGATAGTGAGTAAGAGTTGTAAGGCAAGATTAAATCGTCAGATGTGTACGAAATCTTTGCGCCACGCTCGAAGTTGATTGAACCGAAAGCAGTAGTTGTAGATTCAGTAACGCCCGGCCAGATTTGTCCTTGTCCGCCTGTACCTGTACCTGTGTAACCAGTAATTCTCTTTACACGGTGCGATGTACCGACTCCCTTTTTACGAGGAATACGGTTGCGAAGTGGTGTTGGGCGAGGTGTCAAAAGTTTTGCAGGTGCTTCCAAGTCAAACGCAGCAAATGATGTGCTGAGTGGGCTTGTTAGCGTGATGTCCTTTTGCATATCTTGTAATGCCAAACGCTGTGAAGCGATTGCATTGTTAAGACCAGCAAGAGCATCTGGAGCGAGAGACTTAGTAGCGGCAAGTGCTTCAAGAGCCGCAGTAGGATCTTGCGCAGGTGTAAGACCATTTGTGTTTGGTGTTGAGAATGACTTATTCAGAGAATCCTGAAATTCATCCATACGCTTAGCGGCCTTCTTAGGTGATTCAGCATCACCAAAAAGGTCAGCCGCTTTAGGGGCAGTTAGAGCCAATTTATTTCCTTTCGAATTGGTTATTCGTCGCTTGTAGGTTTGCCGGCTTTAGAGAGATATTCCTTCTCTAGTGCTTTGTAACCCTTAGCGAGAATTTGGTCTGAGGTCGCTGATGCCTTTAGGCGATATTCAGCGGCTTTGATTAGGAGTTCGTTTGTATCAGTTACAGCAACTCGACCAGTCCTCTTTGGACCACCGTGCGCCGCAGCCGATTTAGCAAGTACGAGTTCCGATTCAAGAGCCATCGCCTTATCTTCTGCCGCCTTAGTTGCGGAATGAAGTTCGGCAATCTCAGCCCTGACCGTATCGGTGGCACTCTTTACTGCTTTCTCGATGATAGCCGAAACCGACTTTTCATCAAGAATCTCTGTTGTTGGTTCTTCGGTAGCGACAACTTCTTCTTCTTTAACTTCTTCTACGGTTTCCGCAGGAGTTTCAGAAGCAGTCTCTTCGCCGTCAGCCGATTTGGAATAATCCACAATCGTTGCCGTTGTTACATTAGAAAGTTCGTGTGTTGGTTGCGCTCCGGGAGTAACGACCTGTGTTTTTCCGTGAGCGTTATCAACTTGATGGCATCCACACTCTAAGCACTTACCGATGTCGGCAGATTTCTTAGCAGCCTTTGAGCATCCCTTACAAAGTTTATCGTCGCATCCGCCCGCCTTTTGGCAAGCCACGCAACCATCGCAATCGCATCCGGCTGAATCATCATCGCCTAGATCATCACCTTTAGCGGCAAGATTTAGAAGTGAACCATCGGTAGAAAGAGCCGCATCCGCATCTTCATCTAATTCGCCATCGCGGAAATTGAATAGGTGCTTCAAAGCAGAAAGCAGGGTGTCGATGTCATCGCGCTCATCTGAGTCAGTAGTAGCAATTTCACTCGCTTCGGAAATGATAAGTTGAGCAATCCCTTTGCGGGCAGCATCATAAGACGCTTGGTCAAACTTAGCGGAATCCGCTTGAATTTCTTTAATGATTTCAGCGAGCATAGACTTATCCTTTTTCGTAGTAGTAAATTCCTCGACTTTAACGAGGCTTGTTTTTCCTTCAACACTCTTAGCGAGCATTAGTTTTGCATTAGGGTTAGCAGGGCGATCAACTAAAGAGACTTCAACGATTTGCCCATCAACGATTCGACCATTAGCGGCTTTCTGGTCACGCACTACGCGTGGTGATTTAATTCCTATTGAGAAGCCTTTAAGAACGCCCGATTCCACTTTCTTAACGCTAACAGGATCAACGACAAGCACAGAAATGTAATGACCATCGGCTTTGCTTTCATATTCTTTTGCTACTCCTGCCGCGATTGAAGAATGTTGTTCACGAATGTTTCCACCTGTTTTGAACCACTCTGGCATAGCGGAAGATAACCAAACATCGTCGCAGATTTGCTGATCAATGTCCAAAGAATCATCAGTTGCTTTTCCATAAACTAGAAGCGACCCATCATCTTGTTTTTCTTGCTTAATAATTGCGGCATACGAATTAGCGAAATCCATTATTGCTCCTTATGCTGAGTAGAGAACGGAGACGGCTCCGGTAGAAGTTCCTGCGGCTGATATTGCGTAAACAGTTTCATTTCCGTGCATCCAAATTTGAAATGAACCCGTAGTAGCAGGAACAGTATGACCACCATTAGCACCAGAAGCTGCGGTTACAGCGGAATCGCCAATGAAAATAGCGACAGAATCTCGATTTTGAATTTGAACCGCAACATAACCAACACCATTAGGAAGGGTTATTAGCGGAGTTGGAGTTGTACCAACTGTAATATTTGCGTGAATGAGAGCCATTGATTTCCCTTGTCTCGGATTATCGTTTAATTGTAATGGTTATTTTAATCTGTTGCTTGATTATCATCTACGGGTTGGTCGCTAGGAAGTTCCGGCGGTATCCCCATAGTTGAGCATCGGCAGTTTGGGTGAACGGGTAAATCGTCGGCGGTTAAGCCATTAGAAAATTCTCCATCGACTTCCGTAATCTCTCCGTCAATATCACATTCTTCATCGTCGGGATCAGACGCAACCCATTGGATTTGTTCGACACCTAGAGCAGAATAAGAATCTAAAGCGGCAGCATTAGCAGCGCGAGAGCCTTCGGTAAGCGCAATCATTAAAGAACGCTCCGGAGTTGAAAGCGAATCTTCAATCATTGAAGCCAGTCTTGTCGGGCTAGCACCAATAGCAAAACCATCTGCCAACCGATTTCCAAGTAAGTCGTAACTACTTTTCTTCATATCCAAAGACTTGATAGGCGTTCCTTTGAGCAGTTTTTCCAACCCACCCGGCGGTCTTAGTAAGGCTTCGGCTGCTTTATTGCCCGGCTCCCAAGTATCCCAATTCACGGCATTTGTTAAAACATTTGATGCCCACGATACAGAATCCCAGTTGTGAACGGGTCTTTTTTCAGCCTTTTTGGATCTCATCGCTTTACCCATAGAGTCATAAGTCGAAGCGACTCCCGTCACATACATATTGGCGTAATGCTGTTTAAGCGCAGACTCCAAAGCCGTATGGTCGAGAATTACATTGTGAATTGCCCAAGCGCGAGCGCGGGCGCGGTCTTGACTAATAAATTCACTCACCGTCGGGTGCGTGTGAAGATACTCAGTAATGACCTTTTTGGGATCTACGCTTTTGCGAAGAGCCGCACGAATCTTTATTGCCGCACTACTCGCTATGCGCCCATCGACTTGATGAACGCCCAGACTCATTGAAGATAAGCCTTCGCAAGAGATTTCATCGTATCCACATCCCCGTCGAAGTAGCATCTATTCAGAGCATCGCCCACGATAGGGTCTAAGGCTTTGAATTCAAACTGGCGAGCGCGTTTTCCTTTGCTAGCCCATTTGAGAAA